GTGGGTGCCTGCATCCATCGTGTCCACATCCCGGCGGGTCATCTCTTCAGTGATCTGGCGCTTGAGGTCGTCCATCTCGGCCTGTGCGGCTTCAATAAGCTGCTGGGCTTCTTTGTACTGTTCAACGAGGGACAAAATTTCGGTACTGCTCATGGTATACTCCTTTACTTTGCGGGGCAAACCATGCTATAATAGGCTTGCCCTTAATGTGGTGCGTCTCGCGGTTGCTTTGGTCGGCTGGTGCGGGGCGCTTTCTTTTTTTGCTGTAGGGGTTAAGGTTCGCGGGGGCTCGGTGCTGTCTGCACGCTCTGTGGCGGTTCTTGCAATCCTGTCCGCGTATTGTCTGGCGTTTCTGGTGGGCTTTCGCTTGACGTCCGCCTTGACCTTTCCCGACATTGCGTTATAATAAAGATGTCAGCACGGCGGCGAACTCGCCGCGCTGGCGGGTTGTTTTTGGGTGTCGGTGCTTTGGAGAGGGCCGGCACCCTTATTACTTGAGCAGGTCTGCCAAACGCTGGCGGAACTCTTCAATGGTCTTGCACTCGTTGGCGAGCATCAAGAGCCGAAGCCGTTCAGCCGTGCGGGTTTCCTGTACGAGCAGTTCGCTTGCGCTGGGCGTTTTCATTTTCACCTCTTCCTTTCCTGACGCCTTGCGGCGGTTCGCTGTAGCTGCGGGGTGTTCCCGCTTGCTATGGTCTTATTATAGTATATTTACGCAAATATATCAATATGCAGAATGCACAACTATTTGCGCAAATATATGTGCACTTTTGTATTTGCGCAAATATGCGATTGGGAGTATAATATTTATGAGGTGATATTATGCCAACAACAAAAGCAGGTCAGAAAGCGGTGAATAAATATATTGCTAAAGCCTACGACCGTGTAAACCTCGTATTAAAGAAAGATACCAGCCCGACAAAGGATGAAGTACAGGCCGCTGCCGATGCAGAGGGGGTTAGCCTGAATGCGTATATTGTGGCAGCAATCAGCCAACAGCTAAACAAAGACAAACCGTAAAGGGGGCGCTATTATGAGTGAGAGAGAGCAGGCAAAGCAGATTATTGATACCTTACCAGATTACAAGATGCAGGCTATTTTGATGTTCCTGCGCGGCGTTGAGTTTGACGATGAATTAGAGGATGATCGTTTCTGTGAAAAGCTGGTTGACGATTATCTAAAGGATGATTCGCCTGATAAGCACGAAAGCATCAGCTTGGAAGAGTTCGCGGCGCAGGAAGGTATTGCGCTATGAAATACCAAATCAAGATTGAGAAGGACGCGCAAAAGTTCCTTAAAAAGCTGCCGCGCCCGGATGAAACCAGAGTCTTAAAGGCAATCGCCAAACTCCCCGACGAGGGAGACCGAAAACAGATGAAAGGGCATCCGGGCTTCTTTCGGCTGCGTGTGGGTGACTACCGCATTATCTACACGGTGGACAACGGGCAGTTGATTGTGCGGGTTGTGGATGCCGGGAATCGTGGGCAGATCTACAACAGATATTGACGGTGGTTACAATGAATATAAAAGTTATTGCCGCATGTTTAGCTTGTACCGCATTATCTCTATCTGCGTGTTCATCTTCTGTAAACTGTTCCGAGTGCGGAAAAGCTCTTGATGTTTCTGCGGATACCTATGTAATGCAGAGCGGTTCACCATTCTGTGGGGACTGCGCAGCAAGGGATGAGATTGCGGCCGGTGTTGGAGAAGATTTATGTTTCTGTTGGAATTGCGAAGAAACGATTCCAAAAAGCACCGCAATAGATATGGGTGCTTTTCCCAACAATGTAGAGTGTTTTCTCTGCGGCCCATGCTATAAGCAACATCTACAAGAAAATGGCGAAGATTATGATACTGGCTTTAAAGATGGGCAAATCGATATTTGTGAAAACTATGTCTTATTGTCGGACGCCGTCGACGAATTGCGCGCCATTGGCAGAGAGGATGCCATTGATGCATTACGGGAAATTTATTTTGAAGATGCCCTAACAGATTATCCAGATATTGATTGGTAACAACAACTTAGAGAGGGAACGCTTCGGCGCTCCCCTCTTTTTTATGGCAAAGGCCCGGCGGGGCCTATTTTTTTTGCAGGCCGATTCCCGGAAAGGGTGGCCCGGGGTGGCGGGGTGGTATCCCCCCTATGCGGGGGAACCCCCGGTCTCCTAACGAGCCAGCGCCCCTATATATATGCCAGTCCCCGGAGCAGACACCCTTTAAAAAGCATCGTAGGCTTGACATTTTCCGGCAAATGTGGTATACTGTAATCCACAGATTGGGGGTGTGGATGTATGGGGAATCTGAAATCATTCGGCACGGCAACAACGCCAGAGGAAAAGGCGTGGGAGATGGAAGTGCGCCGCAAGGGTCAGCTTGCACAGGCAGAGAAGCGCCACAGGAAAAAGGCTCTGAATGATATTTTGGATGCGATCCTTGCCATGAAGTGCGATACATCCGCCCTGACGGATGACTACATCACCGAGACCGCGCAGAAGCTTGCAGCGGAGAAGGGCGAAAGCATCACCCTGTATGAGGCCATCGCCCTATCCCAAATCAAGCGTGCTATCGACGGCGATACCAAAGCCGCAACCTTTGTCCGCGACAGTGCGGGCGACAAGCCCCTTGACCGCAGCGAGGTCACGAACATGGAGACCGTCACCGATGCAGACCGCCGGCTGATGGAAAACATCTCCAAGCGTTTGGGCATTGAATAAAGGCTCCCTTTCACACGCCATTGAAGGCGAGCAAGATAGACCTTCCTGATGAAAGCCGCTCTCTGTACTGGTACGCAGAGGGCGGCTTTCTCTATGCCCGCGAATAAGGCGCTGTGGCGGTGGCTTGGCAGTGACTAATGAAAGTATATTCCGGTGTAGTAAAAGTGCCTGCACAGGGCCGTGTTGTGGGCTGACAGTGTTTCTTGTTAAACGAGTGCAAAAAGAGGGGGCATACCTGTTGTAGGTATCCCCCCTCTGCCGGTTAATATGGGTTTTTCCAAGTAGGTGCAACGATGCTGAAATATGCGCGGCGTTCCTCGTTAGTCAGATCCATGTAGTTCAGTGCGTTGACCAAATCGGATTTATTGAAACTGCCGTCGGGGTTGCCGCCCTCCCCAGCCGCGATCTTGCGGTTAGCTTCTGCCGTGTGGTAGGCACGCTCCAGATATTGCAGGTACAGATAATCAGTAACGCCCGCCGGGCCGTAGGTGGCATTGAAGGTCTGGGCTTTTTCATCGGTGCTGTCGTCGGTGGTCTTGCTGGACAAGTAAATTTTGCCGATGTCGTCATCCGAGAGGCCCGGCGATTGCAGCAGGGCGTTTTTGAACTCGGTGTCAGAAACTTTACCGTTGCCGTCCGCGTCCGCTTGGGTATGGCTGCGCATCCGCAGCGACAATACCGCGTTCGATGCGGAACTGCAAGGGTTGATTGACGCGGCCAAGCAGGACTTGCGGCGGCGCGGCATCAAGGCGGCAGACAATGACCCGCTTATCAAGCAGGCCGTCAAAATGTACTGCAAGGCAAATTTCGGATACGGCGGCAGCGATGCCGACAAATTCCAGAAAAGCTATGAAAGCCTTGCGGTCAGTTTGAGCCTGTCCGGGGAGTATTTGGAGGATTGACCCGTGTATTTCAGCGATGAAATTATTCTGATTACAACGGACGATTCCGGCACCGATGAAATCGGCAGGCACACCGAAACCGAGATGGGCCGCGTGACCGTGTACGGCGACATTAAGAGCGTGAGCCGGGAAGAATCCTTTACCGCCGGTTCCCACGGGTACAGCAATGTACAGAAATTCGTGCTGCACCCGTGGGATTACAGCGGCGAGAAATACGCCATGGTGGACGGCAAAAGAAAGCTGATTTACCGCACCTATCAGGCTGACCCTGACACGCTGGAACTGTATGCAGCAACCAAAAGGGGCATCACATGAGCAGCACGATTAAGGTCAAGCCGGAGCAACTGGCGGCGGCTATCCGAAAGGAGCTTGAATCTTATTCCAAAGCGGCAACCGAAGAAACGAAAGAACTGATTCGTGAAACGGCAAAAATCTGCAAGGAAGAAATTCGGGCGCGTGCAGGCGTACCCGCACATCAAACCCGCCGAAGAAAGAGCGATTGAACGTGTTATGAACGGTGTAAAGAAAATTTACAGCGCGAAGTAACTTAGCTGTCAAAGCCTGCCGTGGTATCTATCTTCTTTTCCAGCAAGTAGCGAAATACCTTTGCGGTATCTACGCAGTCACCCAACGCGCGGTGCGCGTCCATTCTGTCAATCCAGAAGTGTGCGCACAGGGTTCCCAACTTATAATCCATAACATCATAGTTTTGGTTATAGTTCGGCCCATAGCCGCCCGAATCCCTGTCATAAGTCCACTTTGGCTTTTTCAGCAGATGCCCGGCCAGTTCGTAGGTATCGTAGAAGCGGCGCGTTTCCGGCGTGACATCCAGACCCGCGCGGCACAGGAATTTTAAATCAAATTCCAGATTGTGGCCGAGAAGCGGCATATCCCCGATGAACTCTTGCAGTGACGGGATGATCTGGTACAGCATCGGCGCACCCTCTAACATTTCTGGTGTTATGCCATTGACGGACATAGCCTCACGCGCGGAATCCATCGAAAGTTTCTGCGGGGGGGGGTAATCATTGTATGGAATACCTCAACAAATTTAAAACTCTTTACCTTGATTGCCGCAACTTCCAGAACTGCATCTTTAGTGCATGACAGCCCCGTTGTTTCGGTGTCCAGAACAACAAAATCCGCGAACTTGGCGGCGTTGCTCTTGGCTGTAACGCGGGGATATGTCATTGCTTCTTTGAGATAAGACACAGGCTGCGCCTTTTGCTTCACACCGTCACGGCGTATTTCTGCGTGCGGAAGATTGTTTAGTTCTTCCCAAAAGGCTGCTTTCTTGCGTTCCCGTTCTAGGCGTGCCGCTTCTGCAAGCTCCTTTTCACACTTTTCGCATTGACCGAAACTGTTCAGCTTTAAGAAAAACCCCCACTTGCCGCAGCGTTTACACTTTGCCATAAGTAACACCCTTTCGCATTTATTTACTACCAGCATAGCAGAAATGCACGATATATGCAATAAAAAGTTGAAACGGAGGTATTGCGGTTGACGCAGGCTGAATTAAAAACGGTACTGGACAGCAGCGGTATTCCGTTTGCATACCGCGCATGGAAAAACGGCCATGATCTGCCGTTCGGCGTGTTCTATTTTGAGCGCGACAATCCCTTTGCGGCAGATGGCATTGTGTACGCCAAAAAGACCCTCTATGCCCTTGAACTGTACACAGCCGAAAAAGACCCCGATACCGAAGCGGCGCTTGAAAAAGCGCTGACGGCGGCGGGCATCTTTTACAGCAAGTCCGATGAAATCTACATTGACGAAGAACAGATGTTCTATGTCATCTATGAAATTGAGGTGTAAAAATGTCTAAAGATAAAGTGCTTTTCAATCTCAAAAACGCGCACTACGCCAAGCACAAAGTGACTGGCGAAGATGGCACGATCACCTTCGACACCCCTGTTGCCATCCCCGGCAGCGTGTCGCTGTCTCTGGATGCCGAGGGCGAAGTTACGAAGTTCTACGCGGACGGCATTGTGTACTACGTCTGCCAGAGCAACAACGGCTATTCCGGCGATTTTGAAGTCGCTATGTTCCCCGAACAGATGATGCTTGACATCTGGGGCATGACAAAAAGCAAAAACGGCCTGATTGTCGAGAATGCCAACGTCCAGCCCGCCAGCTTCGCCCTGCTGTTTGAGGTGGACGGCGACACCACCGGGCGCAAGTATGTGCTTTACAACTGTTCGGCAACCCGCCCCGGTATCAACGCCAACACCAAGAGCGAAACCACCGACCCCGACACCCAGACTTCCACCATCACCGTGTCCCCGATGGCTGACGGTACGATCAAGGCCCACACGGCAGACGATGTCACCCCCGCCACGCTGAACGGCTGGTACACAAGCGTTACCCTGCCCACTGATGCAACCTAAAGTGTTCCACCGGAACACCCTGTATACAGGAGATCATACACATGGAAAAAACCATCAACATCGACGGCAAAGAAGTCCGCCTGCGTGCCACTGCTGCCGTGCCGCGTTTGTATCGTATCAAGTTCGGGCGTGACATCATGCAGGACTTGTCGAAGTTTTCCGACGCTTACGAAAAGGCCACCACCGAACAGGAACAGTTTGAAGCTACCGATCTTGGCCTGTTTGAGAATGTGGCCTACATCATGGCAAAGCACGCTGACAAAGATGCTGTGCCGTCCAGCGTGGAAGAATGGCTGGATTCCTTCGAGGTGTTCAGCATCTATCAAGTCCTGCCCGAAATTCTGACGCTGTGGAATCTGAACACGCTGACGACGGCAAAGCCGAAAAAAAAACAAGGGTAAGCACCCGCGAAATGACAACGCCGCTGTTTTTACTGCGCTGCGTGCAGATGGGCATTGCTCTGCGCGATCTTGATCTGCTGACCGTCGGCATGGTAAACGACATGGCGATTGAACGGGAAAACGATGACTACAAGTCGCCGCTGAAAGCGACGCAGGCAGACATCGACAAATTCTTTGGGTGAGGTGAAGATTATGAAACGCTTCAAGAGCGCCGTGCAGCTTCTTCGGAGACTGTCCGACATTCCCGGCTTTTGGCTTTCTGTGTATACCGCAGTTATCAACACAATCTTGATAGTGACATTAGCAGCGAAATAGTTGCTACTATAGCGCCATAACCAGCAATAAGATTTGTAACTGCTTTGTCGATATTGTCCTTTTTTCGACTTTCGTATTCATCTGTTGCTTTCGTAGACAACGTCACATCTGTGTCATCATTGTATTTGACATCGGAAAAGTCAAGCATATCTGCACCAACGGTTTCTTGCAGTTTGATGTAGTCGCCTACTTTTGTTGTTTCCAAGACCTTACCCAGTTTCTTGTACTTCCGAACGGCGGTGAAAATTTTATACTGCTGTTTTGTCATGGCAAATGCCCCCTTTGCCTACAAGGATAGCACACATTATTTGCAGGGGCAATATTAACGGTGCAGTAAAGGCCATGCGCTTGCTCGGGTCATACCGCCGCACTGCATCGCGGACGCTGAACCAGCCCTCTACAATCAAGTCATCCCGGTCAATGCCCACGCGGTCAGCAAGGCCCTTGTTTTTGGCGTAGATTTTAGCCATCTGCTGGCGGATGAAATTTTGGTGACGCTCCCACAGCGCATTTGTGG